GATTCCAACTGGATGAAACACGTGGAACCAATACTCGCTAGATCCCTGGAACAATCGAAAATGCACATTGAGACGCCCAACGTCGCCGCGATGGCCGATGAGCTGGCCGCGCTGATTGCGGCCCGCCGGGACACGCTTGAGACGCGAGAGCAGCGCGAAGCCCTATACACGGAGTTATATACGCGGCTGATGATGGGCGCGTGCGCTGAACAGGAGTAGCGGTCAGCCCGTCTGGCTCGGCAGATCCCACCATTCGAGGCACCTCCTGCACTGCGCGTGCCCGTGGATCGGGTACATCCACGAGCGGTGAAAGATGCGGCACCAGGCGCGGCGCAGGGCGCGTCTCACTGGCGTTTCTCGATCCGCTTCGCGACCTGGGGGTAGCGGTCGCTCACCAGTTGCCGGATGCGCTCGCGATCGACGCCGAGCGATCGCAGCCACAGGATGTAGAGGGCGGCGTCGCCGGCCATAGTCGGGGGCGGCAGGGGCTCGTCGGGGTCGTCGCGGTTCATGGGCGGCCTTGTTTGTGATCAATCGGCATTATTTTTCGGGTGCGGATTAATTCTCTCAGTTGGCTTTCTTGCACTGATCGCCGGATTGTATCCTCCACGGATTCTTGTTGTTCAGCGTCTGGCTTATACTCGCCAGTGACGTTTCTGAGTTTGTCAAGAAACTCCCAGTAATCCATCGGAGCTAATCCTCCTTTGGGGGCTGCTTCCGCGCTTGCAGTGATTCCTGTAATTGCTTCGTCAGTCGCTCATTGTCTTCTGCTGAGCGCCGCGCATTGGTTGAGTCTTTTTCCATCTGGACTTCTAATTGCTTCGTCGATATGCTCGACACTGGCCGCTTGATCTTCGATATTTTCTTCTTCACCGGCAATGGGACGATGATCGGCGCGAATTCAGGATCGCGCGTCATACTTTCGTCGCGCGGATGCGGCATGACGGGTGATTCCTGTTTTCCTGCGCGGCCCCAGCAATCGCATCGACGCACCGCCGACACTGCATGTTTTTCATGTGGCTCCCAGCCCGAGCCGAAGCACTTGGGGCAATCTGGATTGGGCCGGATTTCGGTGCGCCGGGTTTCCCAGGAGAGGCGTCGAATATCCACTTCCGTGGCGCAGCGGGATGCCGCATTATCATCGGTGATTTGTTTACACTTGTCGATGATCTCTTTGGCATGTTCCGGGTTCTCAGCGCGTTCGGCCAGAGCGTTGATTAGATCGTCCCAACCGTCTTGCGTTTCCGGTTGACCAGGAAGTCCCGAGAGCCGGCTAATTTGCTTTCCAGCAATCTCACGGCTAATCACTGTGACCTCCAAGAGCTGCTTGTAAGGCCGCATATGCGCGATCCGATCTGCTCATATGCCGCTGTGGACCTGGACGCGGCGCACGATTGGGATTGTTGAGCCATTCGTCAAAGCCTTCGTCATTGATGAAGACGGGAACTTGCGTAAGGACAATAGCAGTGCGCTTCTCAAGGGTAACCGGGTCGCCGATATGCCGGATCACGGCGATGATCTGTTCATGGGTGAGCCCGGGGCGCTTGCACTTGGCGACCATCATGTGGGCCTGCTTGGCCGTTATCGTGGGGCCGTATTCCCGAAGTGCTTCGAGTACCGGCGTGATGCTGTTTCCGTTTTGGGTTTGAGTTTGTGTAGTTGAAGGGGCTTGCGGCGGCGGCGGCGATGGTTCCGGTTCCGGCTGAGTCTCTATACTACCGACTGTTCCCGCCGCCGCCGCCGAAGCCTTTCTTTCAATATTTCTTTCAGTTCTTTCTTCCTTATTAATGCGGTCCGTCGCGACGGTCCCTTCGACGAATTCGCGCAAGCCCTTTTCGGCTTCAAGGTACCGTCGCGCAACTTCCGCACCCTCGTTAAGGTACCGTCGCGCCGAATCCTCGTCTAGAGTTTGTAGATATTTTAGACAACCCGTTTGTTTTGAACGCTTTATAAATGAAATTATGGGCTTCCAGGACTCAGGAAGCTTTTTCCTGTAGGTATCCAAGAGGTCCGTCGCGACGGTACCTTGACCTTCTACATATGGCGGGCGGGGGACTGCCCATGAGTATGTCAGAATATGACCATTTCGTAAAGGGCCGCCGTCATCAGAATGACGTTCCGAAAGCCCGGCCGCTTCAAGTTCAGCTTGAGCATCAGTGTGGCGCTGTTTAGATAACCCGGTTTCGCGAGCGATCTCGGCGGGAGTCATTGGCCGTTGCTTGCCGCGATCCATCGTGACGAGCAGCTCTTGCTGGAAGCCCATCGTATGCAGCTCATGACAGGCGAAGAGGCGTCTGGCATTGGCCGACAACGAATTTTGCATCATACGCTCGCAGCGTGCTTTTGTATTGAAGTAATACTTGCCAGCAGGCACATCGATTGGCTTGCCGTTAGCGCCGGTAATCCGAAAAGCGCCGTCTGAGGAATCTGAAACGCTCATTCAAAGCCCCTAAAAAGTTCGGGAACCCCTTGAACGAACGCCGAGAACGGGGATAATTGAATTGCTGCTGCGACCGGTCATCCGTCGCGGCAGACCACCCTCGGCGTTTATGCTTACGCGCTCATGCACAGAACGGTCTTGTCACGGATGGTCTGTGTCTGGGCGGAAACAATTCGGCGTTGCGCCGGGCGGGGGTCGGATGACGCTGACGTCATCGAAAGTATGCCGGATTACGCAAATCCGGCCAAACTTCCGATAACGAATAGTTGGTCGTCCGGCTGCTGGAGAGGAACTGAAGGGATAACGAATAGCGCGTCTAACGTGGTGACATCTCTCTTGCCTCTGTGTGCCTGCCGCTGATCCGTTCACTTAAAAAATCCTCAAAAAAACTACCTAGGGAAAAAAAGAGGCTTGAAGAAGGTATTGGGCGGGACTGTATAATGGGGCTGTCAAGTCAGTTGCGTTGAAGACTGCGTTCTGAACGCTCGCGGCGCCAAGAACAAATTCAAGCAGTTTTCAGCCCGGGATTTGTGGGGCGGTTGCCTAACCGCCCCGTCCCGCCTAATTCCAGTTCCCCGAAATTAAGCAGTTCATGCGCATCAGGGCGATTTACTTCGCGCTGTCGTCCGCGCTTTGATGATCCTCGTTACGCCGTCTCGCGGCTGTTGAAACTCGATCGACATAGCCATGGTCTGAAGCGATTCTATACCCGCTTGCCTGCGCGGCAACAGTCTTCAGCGCGACATTTCCGCAGTTTTACAAATGCACAGTGTTATCTGAGCATTGACACTAGGGTGTTCCCTGTGATTAATTAGTTCCCAAAGTGTCAGCCCGCGCTGTAACAAAATCGCAAAAAACAAACGCGAAAAAACCGCAGCGGGCATCACTATCCGCGGTTCCCAATCCGAATACGGCCGCCGGCCGCGCCGCGATTATCGACGAATACGGCCAGCTGGACGAACGGATTGCGGAACTGAAGCCGATCGAGAAGCGGCATGAAGCACTACGAAAACAGATACTCAGTTTGTATTCTGACGCGGATCCCGCCGCGACGCTTGAGCCGGAAGGCTCTGGCTTTACACTCACCATAGGCCCGTCCGCAATCCGCCGGCGCATTGTCAACATGCGAGCCATTGTCGATAAAATCGGGCTCGATGCGTTTCTGCTGATCTGTAATGTCTCGCTGGAAAAGTTGGATGGAGTTATAATTCCAACGGATCAATCCGGCATCGTAGTGAGCGATCGCACCGGCCCGCGCCAGCTGCGGTCGGTAGCAAAGCCTTTAGGGGCAGCCTCCTAGCTGTTCCCGGCGCTTACCGGAATATAGCGCCCTAATCCGGGTTTTCAAATTCGCAGTACTCCCCTGTCTACATTTCAAATTCGCGCACGATCATGTACAAGTTCACGTTCTCCCACAGGACGCCCGTCTATGATCACGCCGGGCAATTTCAATTTGACGCGCACCGCAAAGAAGCCGAAGACCTGATCAAACGAAAACTGGTGAATGAGCACTACAGCCGCAAGGGCCGCATATTGAAGCTCGTGTTCCGCGGCCCGGATCCGGCGCTGTTAACCACTGGCTCCAAGCCCCGCCGCGGGATGGGCATGTCGCACACCCACGAAAATTATTGGAACCCGAAAGGCGCGTGGACGATCGATCCGATTCCCGATCGCCTGCGCGCGAACTTCTGCGTGATCGTCATCGATTGCGCCGCCGCATGAAAAAATCCGCCTCGCGCCGCGACCGGCCAGCCCAGGCCGACGAGTGGCTGCGCTTGGTCCCGATGTGGCTGCACGGGAAGCCCGAATCGACGCGCTCGGTCTACGAGCCCGAGATCAAGGCGTTCCGTAAGTACATCGGAACCAAGCAGATCAGCCGCGTGACACTCGCCGACCTCCAGGGCTGGGCCGACAGCCTGGCGGGCGACAAGCCGCGCACCGTGGCGCGTAAGTTGAGCACCATCAAATCGCTTTTGACGTTCTGCTTTAAGACGGGATTGATGCGGCGCAATGTGGGTGTTCTGTTGAAACTCCCGAGGATTCCGGATGATCTGACGGAGCGAATATTGGACGAACAGGCTATTAGCAATATCATCGATCACGAATTGAATGCGCGGAATAACGTATTGCTGCGCCTGTTTTACCTCTCGGGCATCCGCGCCGCCGAGGCCGCGAGCCTGCGATGGATGGATGTCAAACCACGAGACAAGGGCGAGGGTCAGATCACGGTTCTCGGCAAGGGATCGAAGACGCGCCCCATCCGGATTTCGAAAACAATGCTCGATAATCTGGCAGCGATTTGTCCGGAGAACTACAAGGGCGTCGATCCCGTCTTTGCGCGCTATGACGGCAAACCTTTAACCCGCTTCGCGGTCACAAAGGTCGTAAGCCACGCCGCGCGTCGCGTCGGTCTGGAGCATGTGTCCGCGCACTGGCTGCGCCACGCTCACGCCACGCACGCCCTCGAGCACGGGGCGCCGCTGCCGCTGATCCAGAAAACACTGGGTCATGCTGACATTTCCACCACAGGCAGGTATCTGCACGCGCGTCCCGATGATTCCTCGGGAAGATACCTTAAGCCATAATTCACTTTGCTTCACAAAATAACAATTTTGAGAACGCGTAAGTATCTGTAAAATGAGTGGATTACGAGGAATTCCGCAAAAGGCTGACCGAAGCGCCGCGATCGCGGCGCGCGCCGACAATCAGTTTTCGACAACTAAAAAATAGGCAAGTGCGGGAACAAAGGATTGCGAACCGCCGCCGTGCGTTCCTCAAGGAATACGCCGACTGCGGCATCATCGGCGAGGCCGCGCGCCGCATCGGCATTGATCGTAGCCTTCATTATCATTGGCTTGCGAACGCAGAATACAAGCAATCCTTCGAAGCGGCGACCAACCAAGCGTGCGATAAGCTGGTCGAGGAAGCACGCCGGCGGGCGCATGACGGCTGGGAAGAGCCGATCGTCTACCAGGGCGAGATCCAACGGCAGCTCGACGCCGAAGGTAAGCCGACCGGCGATCCGGTCACGATACGCAAGTATGATTCCACGCTGTTGATGTTTCTCATCAAGGGGATGCGGCCGGAAGTCTACCGCGACACCTGGAAGGGCGAGATCGCACACAGCGGCACGGTCACGCAGCGCAATCCCGACTTGGCGCGGTTGAGCACGGCCAAGCTGCGCGCTGTCGAGGCGATCCTGGCCGATGGCGAAACTGAAGAAATAACGTCGGTTAACGGCAATGGTCACGGCAAGTACCCTGAAGGCGTGCTCGGATCTGGCAACGGTCAGGGCTGAGTTGCTGTGGCGCGACCACAACCGGATCGCCGAGTTTTTTCCCGATGAGGGCCCGTTCCGCCGCGAGCTTTACAAACCGCATTGCGAATTCTTTGCCGCTGGCGCTAAATACCGGACAAGATTGCTACTTGCTGGAAATCGTACGGGAAAAACTGTCGCCGGCGCGTACGAACTCGCCACGCACTTGACCGGCCAGTATCCGAGTTGGTGGACGGGGAAACGGTTTACTGCGCCGGTCAAGGCCGTGGCGGCGAGCGACACGGGGAAATTGACGCGCGAAGTCGTTCAGCAAGAGTTACTTGGCCAGCCGGGACGGATCGGAACCGGCATGGTGCCATATGACGCCATCACCAAGACGACGATGCGCGGGGGCGTGACGGACGCTGTCGATACATGCTATGTAAAGCACATCAGCGGCGGATACAGCACGTTGATCTTCAAAAGCTATGAGCAGGGCCGGGAGAGTTTTCAGGGTTTGAGTCTGGAGGTCGCGTGGTGCGACGAAGAGTTAAGTTCTGAGTTGTTTGATGAAATTCTGACACGCACAGCTACGACTTCGGGCGTCTGTTTTATAACGTTTACGCCGTTACAAGGATTGACACCGTTAATTCAGCGCTTCCTGCCGGGTGGAGTAGCCACTGTGGAAGCGCTTGGCGGCACCGCGCATGTAACTACCTGCACTTGGGACGAGATCCCTCATCTCAGCGAGGAGACGAAGCAGGAACTCCTTAGCGTTTATCCGCCATACCAGAGGGCGGCCCGGTCGAAAGGCGTGCCCACGCTCGGCGCTGGCGCTATCTATGCGGTACTGCCGGAAGAGGACATCGTTGTGCCGGACTTCGCGATACCGGATCACTGGCCGCGGGCCTATGGTCTGGACGTCGGATGGTCGAAGACGGCTGCGGTGTTCTGCGCCAAGAACCGCGACACCGACACGCTGTACATTTACGCCGAGCACTACCGCGGCGAGGCCGAGCCCGTGATCCACGCTGAGGCGATCAAGGCCCGGGGCGCGTGGATTCCCGGCGCGATAGACCCAGCAGCCCGTGGGCGGTCGCAGGTCGATGGGCGGCAGCTTTTGCAGATGTATCAGGATTTGGGCCTGCATCTCACAGACGCGGACAACGCCGTAGAATCTGGCATCTACCAGATACTCATGCGCCAGAGTACCGGGCGTCTGAAGGTATTCCGCTCATGCCAGAACTTCATGGGCGAATGGCGCTTGTACCGGCGCGACGAGAAGGGCCGGATTATCAAGGAGAATGACCACGGGTTGGACGCCCTGCGCTACGTGCACTCGGTATGGGATCAAATCGCCAAGCCCGTGCCCGCCAAGCCGAAGGTCGAAAACGTCTACGTTACGCCAAGTTCATTTTCAACAGGATGGATGGGATGACACAGCAACCCCCGCAAGCCGCGCCGCACGCCGCCGCGCCACCCAAAGAACAAACGACGAAAGCGCCGCAAGGCAAATCGACGACCAGCGAGCTGCAGGTCTGGACGGTCGACGCGGACGATCACATCCTCCTGCGCATCGACCGCAAAGACCCGCTGCGGCAGAAGATATTCACGGTGATCAGCGACCTGCTCGCCGCCGAGCACCGCGACGCCGAGATGTCGCGCGCGCGCGCGATGGCGCAGGTCGCCATGCCGGAAGCGCTGCCGAGGCCGAATCCGGCGTAGGTGGCTCACAGGATGATCCCGTCTCCGTGACAGCAAAATCCGTTTGCGAGTCCCTGGCGGCCCGCGACCCCCAGACGCCGGAGGAGTGGCGCGAGGCGGTCGAGAGCGCGGTCATCGCGCTCGATATCGCGCCATTTGTCAACGGCGTCGGGATGCGGATCGACCGCGAGCGCTGCCATGAGATCATCGCCGAAGGCGAGCGCCGCGGCTACAAGCCGCCGCCGCACCTGACGGCGCGCGAGGTCGCGATCTGGATGATGGAGTGGAGAAGCTGGTTCGGAGAGTGAGGTAAGGAGCGGGCCGAGTATTTGAGGAATCTGCGACCCGCTCAAGGACTCTTACAGAGGCAATATAGCATGAACACCGCATCGAACGCCGCCGGCTTACGCCGCTCGACGGCCAAGGCCGCGCCGCCCGACGACGACGAAACGCCGCCGCCGGCGCCCAAGGGCAAGAAGGCCGCGGCCAAGATTAAGGCCACGATGGGCGAGTACAAGGAAGGCGCGCTCAAGAGCGGCTCGGGAGCGCCGGTGACGTCGAAAGCCCAGGCGGTCGCGATCGCGCTCAACCAGGCGCGCAAGGCGAAGTAGCATGGACCTCATTTCGCTGTTGATCGTGCTCATCATCGTCGGCGTGATCCTGTATCTGGTGCAGACCTACATCCCGCTTGCGCCGCCGATCAAGACCATCATCAACGTCGTGGTCGTGCTGGTGCTGATTCTGTGGCTGCTCAATGTATTCGGCGTGGGCACGTACCGCATCGGGCGCCCGGTCGTGACCCGTCCCTGAACTACGCCCTCCCGCAGAGAGCGGGCGCAGGCCCGGCCTTAGCGCGGGGCGCGCCCCGGCCATGAGTAAGTCCGGTGGGGGGCAAAGACGTGAGCGCCAAGCAGAACGCAATAATCGGCGCGGCGCTGCTACTGGTCGCTATCGTGGTGGTCTGGGTGATGCTGCATTTGAGGCTGCATCACTCTTTTTAGGGCGTCCGCCGAGCTTGCCGTTCTTGCGTACCGCTTCGGTTTTCGCCTTGCTGCGCACGGAGCCGCCGCGGCGACCCATGAGGGCCGCCGCTTTCTGGATCTCAGTCATGATCCGCTCACTATGTCGTAGATCATGTCAATGACCGCGATTGTGGAGCATACCAATGCAATCACATACCACGTAGTCACGATTGGACCGTACTCGAAATATTTCATTGGATGCGATGGCCTTTCTTGTGGCCGTTCGTTGGTCCGTGGCCGAGCGATCGAATGAAGCGCTCGAGCGTGTGCTCAGTTTTTTTCTGGCTTTTCTGAACCTCGTTCAGCAGTTTCATTCCGGTTTTTATCAATTGGCGAATAGCGGCGATTTCGCGATCATGCTGCGCGATGCGGCGATCAAGCGCAGACAGCGTTTGTTTGGGCACGTCTCATTATACCAAGTCGCTTAGGTTATGACCCCCACCAGCGCCCCGGCGAACGGCGGCTTTCTGCGCACGGCCCTCGGCCGCATTCGCGACGCCATCGCTCCGGGCTACCGCACGTTGAGCACGGGCTCTACGACTGCATATGCGCGCGACGTCGAGGACGATAAGCCGCCGGCCAACGACGACGACTTCATCAAGCTTGCGCTTGAGCGCTTCCACATGGTCGCCGAGGCCGAGGACGAAGTGCGGCGCCAGATGTTGGACGACCTGGAGTTCTACGCCGGCGATCAGTGGGACGACACCGTCAAGCGCTCGCGCGAGATGGACAAGCGCCCGTGCCTGACCGTAAACCGCCTTCCGCAGTTCGTCCATCAGGTTTCAAACCAGATCAGGCAGAACGCGCCCAGCGTGAAGGTGTCGCCCGTCGATAGCGAGGGCGACATCGAGACGGCCGAGATCATCCAGGGGCTGTACCGCCACATCGAAACGCAGAGTAACGCCACCGCCGTGCGCAGCTATGCGTCGTTCTACCAGATCGTCAGCGGGCGCGGCTATTACCGCATCCTGACGAAGCGCGCCGACCCGTACAGCTTCGACCAGGAAATCATCATCCAGCGCATCAAGAATCCGGCCACGGTGTATATCGACCCTACGGCGCAGGAGCCGGATTACAGCGATGCCAAATGGGCGTTCATCGTCGAAGACCTGACGCGCGCCGAGTTCAAGGCGCAATATCCGGAACAGTCGAGCGCCGGCGAAGAGTTCCGCAGCGTCGGCGACAGCGATCCCGACTGGGCGTCGAAGGACTCGATCCGCGTGGCCGAATATTTCACGCGCGACCTGGAGCAGGTCGAAGTCGGCATGTTGGCCGATGGCTCCGTCATCCGCATGGAGAACCTGCTGCCGGGGACGCAGATCGTCGCCACGCGCACGGCGACCGTCCCGCGCGTGAAGTGGTCGAAGATCACCTGTTACGAAGTGCTCGAGCGCCGCGACTGGCCGGGACGGTGGATACCCATCGTCCCCGTGCTCGGCGAGGAGTTCGACGAGGACGGCAAGACGCAACTGCTCGGGATGGTGCGCAATGCCAAAGACCCGCAGCGGATGCTCAACTACTGGGAATCCGCGAAGACCGAGACGATCGCGCTCGCGCCGCGCGCGCCCTATGTCGCCGCCGAAGGGCAACTCGAGAACCATGAGAAGGAATGGGCGCAGGCCAATACGCGCAACTTCGCGTATCTCACCTACAAGCCCATGAGCCTGAGCGGCGCTCTGATGCCGCCCCCGCAGCGCCAGGTGTACGAGCCGCCCATCCAGGCCATATCGCTCGCCGAAGGCGCGGCCATCGATCACATGAAGGCCGCGACCGGCATCTACGATGCCTCGCTCGGCAACCGCAGCAACGAAACCAGCGGCATCGCCATCCGGCAGCGGCAGTCGGAAGGCGATGTCGCCAATTACCACTTCCTCGACAACCTGAATACGGCGATCACCTACGAGGCTAAGATCGTCATCGACCTGATCCCCTACATCTACGACCGCCCCGGGCGCGTGATCCGCATCATCGGCGAGGAGGGCAGCGAACGCCAGGTGATGACCACGAGCGCCGCGCAGCCCGTTCCCGGCGAGGCGCTTCAGCAGTTTCAGCAGAAGTTCGGCCAGGTGCAGAAGATTTACGACCTGCGCATGGGAAATTACGACATCACGGTCGATATCGGCCCGTCCTATGCAACCAAGCGCCAGGCGGCGTCGGACGCGATGCTGCAGTTCGCCAAGGTAGCGCCGGGTCTGCTGCCGCAGTTTGCGGACCTGATGGTGCAGGCGATGGACTTTCCGATGGCTCAGGAAATCGCCGACAGAATCCGGCCACCCGGCGCAGCACCGCCTGGAAGCCAGCCGCCCATACCGCCGCAGGCGCAGGCCGCGCTGGCGCAGATGCAACAGCAGAACCAGCAGTTGCAGGCGGTCGTGGGGCAGTTGAGCGACCTGCTGCAAAAGAAGACGCTGGAACTCCAGAGCAAGGAGCGGATGCAGACGCAGCAGATCGAGTCCGACGAGCGCATCGCGACGATGCAGACGCAGGCCGAGACGGTGCAGAAGGCTGCGGACATCGGAAGCCGCGACAGCATCGCTTTACTCAACGCCGAGATCAACGCGCTCAACGCACGGCTGAAGCAACTAGGGGCGAACCAGCCCGTCGAAGCCGGCGAAGAGTTGACACCGATCGGCGCCGCACCGCAGGGGCCGCCCAGCAATCCTCCGATGGGACCGGCCCCTGCGGGACCGATAATGCAACCATAATGCAACCATGAGAATCGTCGAGATCGCCGTCCCGCACTATCAGGCCGCGCCGGATAAGCTGCAGCGCGTCAAAGGCGACCTGATCGTCGTGTCCGACGAAGAGGCCGCGCGCCTGGTGAAAGATGGAACGGCGAAGTGGTATACGGCGCGACCGGAGCGGAAGAAGGAAGACGGGATGGACCAGCACGAGTAAACGACCGCACGCCTAAAGGCGGCGGCTTTTGACGATATGCGAAACGCTTTTACATCTCGCAGTCATTCGGGCCGGTTTACGGGCGCGGTGTTTTGCGTCTTGGGCGACCCCGCCTCTGGCGACGTTCACGGCCGCATTGCTGTCGGCGTGGACCTTGCCACAGGTTGTACACGAGAACACGTCGCCGCGCCTGACGCCCAGGACTCCGCAGGTGGCGCAAGTCTGGCTGGTGTAGGCGGGCTCGACGTATTCGATTTTGATTCCGGAACGGGCGGCCTTATAGGCGACAAAGGCCTGAAGCTGCGCGAAGGACCAGCCCGCAACCATGCGGTTGCTGTGCTTATTCCAGATCTTGCATCGTTTCCGAATGCCTGCGAGCCGTTCCATGCGGATGGTTCCGCATTGTGTGCCTTCGGCTTCGGTAACGATGGCCTTACTGAGGTTGTGGTTCTCCCAGGTAATGCGGCGGCGTTCCCGCCCCGATTGTCGACGCAGCGCCTTGCGTGCGCGGCGATTGTTCCTCGATTGCAGCGATGCGCGGATCTTGTGGCGCTGTTCCTTGAACTGCTGCCTAGCCGCTCCCGAATGCAGCGTGCCGTTGGAGGTAGCGGCAGTGTTGCGGATTCCCAGGTCGACTCCCATCGGCGGGCCGGTCACAGGTGGCGCTTCTGGAACCACGCACGTCGCCATCAGATACCACTCGCCGCGGACCAACGCGAGATCGCTCTCGCCTTTTTGCGTGGCGAGCAGTTTCCGTTGCCGTTCACCGCACACGAATGGAATTGTGAGCCTTCCGTCAAGCGACCAGATCGAGACCGCCGAACTGCCGTAACGGAGAATGCGGGCGTCATAGGCGGCCGAGCCGGTGGGCCGGAAGTCACGCCGCGCTTCCCGGTCCAGCTTGTAGGAGTCCGCGACCTTCGAGATTGCGCGGACCGCGGCTTGCGCGGACAACGCGAAGCGGACGCGGACCGTGCGGTAACACAGTTTGTGGATGGCGAACTGGGCGGATTCAGTGCAGGCAATGCTTAGAGGCGAGCGAGTTGCCGCCGGATCTGGCTACGGTGTTCGAGTGACTCGGCAATGCGCCAGCGCTTTGGTCACCGACGGCTGGAGCCGGCCGCATTTCGGGCAGGGCGTGACGATGGGCGGCCGTCCGCCGAGTTTCCCGGCTTCGCGCGGTTGATTGCGTTCCTTATCCTTGGCCCAGCGCAGGCGTACCAGCGCCTGCGCCGCTTTGTTTGGCTTACTGTTTCGGGCCATGTCCTTCGAGTTTCTTCAAGCGCTGATCGAGATATTCATATTCAAGATCGAGTTCGCGAAGCAGCGCCCGGTTGGTATTCGTTCGCGCTTCCATAGGTGACGCCCACTTGTGAAACTCCGTCAGGAGATTGGTTTCGACACGTTCCAGATCAGCTTTAGTGGCAAACGTATCGAACATCCACTTCTTGTCGTCTTCAGTCAGACTCATGGTCTAATTATAAACCGTACGTATAAACCAGTTGATGGAGTTCGTACTAACGCCCGTTTTCGAGTAGCGTATACGCCTCTCCCTCGACGAAGTCGAGCAGCGCCGTGATCCGCTGCGCAGGAAGTTCCAGAGCCTCGGCCACGGCGTGCGCGCCCAGGCCGTCGGCGAGCAGCGTGACGGCGGCGACCACGGGAACGTCCGTGCCGCGGAACATCCAGGTATCGCCGATGCGCTCGATGCCGGTGTATTTGCGCCAGTCAACAGTACTTCGAATTTGTTTCATCCCTAGGGAAAGTTTATGTCATTGATGGTTTCATCGACCACGGATTCGCAGGAGTCCGTCAACCTCGCCGCCGGCCTCGCCGCCGACGCACCGTCCGATGCGCCGCCCGCCGAAGACACCGTAATAACCGAGCCCGAAGCCGCGAAGCCCAAGGAAGCGCCCGTCAAGCCTGAGCCTGAACCCGACGAGCCCGAGGAGGGCGAGGAAGAGAAAGAGAAGCCCGAGCCCGAAGAGGACGACAAGGCCAAGCCGCCCGCGCGCAAGGGCCGCTACGAGCGCCGCATCGACCGGCTCGAGCAGCAGTTGGCTTATGAGCGCAAGATCCGCGAACTGACCGAGCAGTTGCAGGGCCCCCCGCGTGAGCAACGCGCCGCGCAGCCGCCCGCGCCCGCCGAACGTCCACACCAGGAAGCGTTCCAGAGCTACGAGGAATACATCGAGGCTCTGACGGACTGGAAGGCTGACCAGGCGTTCGCGAAGGCCGAGCAGAAGCGGCAAGCGGCGACTGCGCAGGAACAGGCGCA